ACCACAGAGGACGATGTGCATACTGAGATTGCAGACGGTGCTTGGCATGTCGTAACCGCTCAAGGCGTTTCGTTTTCGACAGGGAATGATTTGTATCCGACCCGCTACAGCACGACAGGCGGCGGCGTGGTCGATGGCGATATTGATCTTGCTTACTTCGTTTGTCTGCCTGACCCCAGCGCCGCTGAGTTGGCGGCTATCGAGGCGGACGCTGCAAGCGTTCTCGGAATATCAATTTAACGGACAGGATATAGCCTATGACGCAAATCACAGCCACGTCTGATGGTGTTGGCGTTCGGGCCGGTGGCTCTTACGTCGGCAAGTTCGTATCAGGCACACCAACCTTCACGCTCCAGGTGGATTTCGGCATCGGCTGGAACAACCTGAAAGACGCCTCTGGCAGTGACATTCAGGTGACATCAAGCGCGACTTATGTGGATGGCGTTGTTAATGTCGATTGCAAGCTTCGCTGGGAACTCACCTCCGGTAGCGGAACGATCGATCAGCAGATCAACCAGGATGGGAAGACTTAGGTTTGGCCAAGGCCGATAAGCTCACACCAAAGCAGGAAGCATTCGCTCTCAAGTACGTTGAGTGTGGAAATGCGAGCGAGGCTTATCGTCATGCGTATGATGCTGAGAACAGCAAGCCAGAGACAATTTGGGTGCGCGCAAGCGAGGTGCTTTCGAACAGTAAGGTGGCGGTAAGGGTTATGGAGCTGCAAGCGCAGCATGTTGAGCGACACAAAGCCACGGCTGATCGCGTTGTTCAAGAGCTTGGTCGGCTCGCATTTTCTGACCTGCGAAACTGCCTCACTGAATCCGGTCAACTCAAGAACCCGAACGATTGGGATGACGACACGGCGGCTGCAATTGGTTCGCTAGAGGTAACAACTCGCCCTAGCGGCGTCGATGAGAACGGCAATCGCACAATTGAGCACGTTCACAAGATTAAGACTTGGGACAAGAACAGCGCTCTCGAAAAGCTGGGCAAGCACTTCGGGATATTCCTCCCCGACGCTGCCACGCCCGACATTCACATTCACATGCATGACAAGGCAAAGGACTTTTAGGCTTGGCTGAGCCTCAGGTTGAGTGGACTTCCGCTCAGAACATGGCGATGGACAAGCTGCGCTGCGGGGCGTCCCACGTCGCGCTTCTGGGTGGTTCGCGATCGGGTAAGACCTTCTTGCTCTGTTTTGCCGTCCTGGTGCGTGCGCTGAAGGCAAAAGGCTCACGGCATGTTATCTTCAGGTTTCGTCTGAACGCACTGAAGGCGTCGATCGTTGCAGATACGATGCCGAAGGTGCTGAAGCTCTGCTTCCCAGACCTGCCGTCGCATGACTCGATGCTGAACAAGACGGATCTGGTGCTGACGCTGCCGAATGGGTCTGAGATCTGGTACGGCGGTTTGGACGACAAGGAGCGCACAGAGAAGATCCTTGGGATGGAATTTGTCACCATCTACTTCAACGAGTGTTCCCAGGTTCCATGGGGCTCGGTTAAGCTGGCCCTTACGCGTTTGGCGATGCAGTGTTTCGATGACGAGCTGCAAAAAGAGATGCCACTCCGGGCATATTACGATTTCAACCCGCCGAGTAAGGCGCATTGGTCGTATAAATTATTCATTCAGGGGCTGAGCCCTGACAATCGCGAGCCGGTCAATCAGGCAAGTTATGCTTGGCACCGTCTCAATCCGAAGGACAATCAGGCGAACATCGCCGAAGGCTACATCGCCCAGCTTGAGAGTATGCCGCTCCGCGATCGGTTACGATTCCTTGAGGGTGTATTTGCTGACGCGGTCGATGGCGCGCTCTGGACTATGGAGCTGCTCGATCAGAACCGTCACCATGGCGAAATGCCGACAATGGTGCGCACTGTGGTCGCGGTTGATCCGTCTGGCTGCTCCGGTCAAGAGGATACGCGGTCAGATGAGGTTGGCATCATCGTGGCCGGCGTGTCCGTTGAGGGCAAAGGTTACATCCTAGACGATCTGTCGGGACGCTATGGGCCGAAAGAATGGGCCAAAATCGCAGTTAGTGCTTACGAGCGTTATGCTTGTGCTGCGATTGTGGCAGAGAAGAATTACGGCGGCGCCATGGTCGAGGCGGTGATCCAGGCTGAATCAGAGAATGTCCACGTCAAGCTGGTGTCTGCGAGTGTTGGAAAGGCTGTCCGGGCCGAACCGATAAGCAATCTGTATGAGAAGCAGAAGGTCTATCACGCCGGTTTCTATCCTGATCTTGAGGAACAGATGTGTGCGTTCTCAGTGAGCGGATACCAGGGCAGTAAGTCTCCAGACCGGGCTGATGCGGCTGTTTGGGCGCTAACTGAGCTGTTCCCGGCCATGACGGAGACGGAGCAGAAACGAAACTGGACACCGCCGAACACGATTAGTAGGTCTCGATCAGCCGGACGGTTGGCGGGTGGCACTGGGAGGCGGTTCTGATGAAGCGAATTATTATGGGTGCGAGCGTGTTGTTGCTGGCTGGGTGTGCGACGAAAAGCTATCCGACCATTACCCCGTTGACGGGTTTTGAGGTCACAAACATGTCGTGTCAGGATTTGGCTATGGAAATGGCCAAAACGGAAGAGTATGAGGCGCAAATAAAGCAGGAGGGGAAGCTAGATATTGATACGGTCACTGGCGTATTGATTGATGGCGGGCTCCGAAATGCTTTCGCGCATGATGATGCTAAGCGAGATTTAGAGCGCCGCCGCGAAAGCATAGGCTTAGCGATCTCTGCGAAGGATTGTTAATTCCTCCCCACAAGACTGGGGGCCTCATCTAAAGATGAAAACAAAAAGCAGGAGCCCCCTATGGCTGAACCAGTTTCAATGAGCGCGGTCCTCGCAAGCGCCCTCACAGGGGCGAAAGCGGCAGCGCCTTATGTGCTTCCGGCTGCCGGAGGCGTATTGGGTGCGGCCCTCACCAAACCAGATAAGCCGAAAAAGCTCTCCAACCCGGACCCGGACAGCAAGAAAAAGCGCCTCGACAATGAGCGCGACCTTGCCCGTCGCTATTCCGAACAGGGCCGTGTTTCCAGTATGTTCAATAAGGATAAGCTCGGCTGATGCGCCTCGACGATTTGCTGGCCACATCTAACAAGATGTTCTCGCGCCAGGCTTCATTCAAAACGCTGTGCCAGACGCTCGCTGAGCACTTCTACCCGGAGCGTGCTGATTTCACGATCACGCGCAATATCGGGAATGAGCTGGCTGATGGTCTGCTAGATTCGTACCCGATCCTTTGTCGGCGCGATCTTGGCAATGGCATTAGCTCTATGCTGCGTGACGGGCCTGAGTGGTTTGAGATCGATGTTGCTGGCGATGACCCAGATTATGCGGGCAAAGAGTGGCTGCAGTCTCGATCGAAGGCCTTGCAGCGTATGTTTGGCCATACCTCAAGCGGGTTCACCCGAGCGACGAAGCAGGGCGATCATGATTATGTCGCGTTTGGTCAGGCGGTTCTTTCTGTTGAGCCAAACAAGAATTATAACGGTATTCTCGTCCGAAACTGGCATTTGCGTGATTGTGCATGGGAAGATGATGAGACCGGTCAGGTTGGTCCTGTCCACCGCAAGTGGGCGCCAAGCCTGTATGAGTTGAAGCGCACGTTCGGTGAGCACGCTCTACACCAGTCGCAGGTCGATAAGTGCCGTACTGAGCCGATGGCAACTGCCAAGATCCGGCACATTGTCATGCCTTCTGAGATGTATGGCAAAGGACAGTTTGAGCAGTTCGGCTGGGTGTCCTTGTTCGTGGATATGGAGCGCGAGCACATTATCCAAGAGCGCGGGATAAATTATAAATATTACAGCGTGCCTCGCTTCCAGACGATTGCGGGCGCACCTTATGCGTATTCGCCGGCCACTGTTGCTGCGTTGCCGAATGCTCGCGCGTTGCAGGCCATGACGTTTACGCTGATGGAGGCTGCTGAGCGGTATGCCCGTCCGCCTCTGACTGCAACGGCGCAGGTTGTTCGCTCTGATATTGACCTTGGTCCTGACGGAATCACCTGGATCGATAGGGATTATGACCAGAAGACGGGCCGCGCACTTGAACCACTTCTGCAGGACCGTGGCGGATACCCGATTGGCATGGATTTCCGCGAGAAAGTGGTCGATGTGCTGTCGTCTTGCTTCTACTTGAACCGCTTGAGCCTGCCTGAGACGACGCACGAGATGACCGCTTATGAGGTCTCCGAGCGCATGAAGCAGTATCGCCGGGAAAACCTGCCGCTGTTTGCGCCGATCGAGAAGGATTATAACGGCCAGCTCTGCGAGGCTGCGTTTGGTTTGGCGTTCGACATGAACCTGCTGGGCAGTCCCCATGATGTGCCGAGCTCGCTTCGTGACCGCGACATTGAGTGGAAATTCAGATCGCCGCTATCGTCTGCAGATGAAGAGAAGAAGGTCCAGCAATTCCAGCTGAATGCCGATATGCTCGCTACTGCTGCCCAGATGGATCCGATGATTGCGCATGATTATGACGTCCGCACGGCATTCCGTGACGCGGTTGAGGCAACAGGAAGCCCAATCAAATGGCTGCGTGACATGGAAGAGGTTGTTGAGCTTGATCAGGTTAAGGCCGGCATGATGAAGGCACAGGCCCAGCTTGAAATGCAGGGCGCTGAAGCCGCCTGATGAAGACTATTCCGCAAGCGCTGCAGGTGGCGCCTGTAACAATTGAAGAGACATTGGCGCTCAAAGCGCTGGGACAGGGTGAAGCGACGCCGTTTCAGCAGAAGCTGGCACTCGCTCTGATAATGAAGAAGTTTAGCCGGGCGTACGACATCCCGTTCATCGAGGGCAGTTCTGATGGTTCTGCATTCCTGATGGGCCGCGGCTTTGTCGGCAACCGAATTGATTTGCACTTAAAGCAGCCAGTTAGCGCGCTGCATCCAGATGAGGTGAAGAATGAGTCTTGATCCCGCACCATCCGCCGATCCGGTCGAGCCCGTAGCAGACCCGGTTGTAAATAATGACCCGCCTGCTGCGGATCCTGCACCCGCAGATCCTCCCGCAGCTGACCCAGCTCCTGCGGACCCGCCCAAATCCTTCTTCGGCGCTGCTCCAGAGAATTGGCGCCAGGATGCAGTCGATAATATGCGCCTCAATGACCCAGAGGCGGCCACACGCGAGCTTAAGCGCCTTGAGCGCTTCAAGACACCGCAGGACTGGCTGAAGGCCACGCACGAGGCCAACAGAAAGATCCGCAATGGTGAGATCGCGAGCGGTCTTCCTGAAGACCCAACCGACGAGCAGCTTGCAGAGTATCGCGAGGCGCACGGCATTCCAGCTGAGGCGACCGGGTACGAGCTGGACCTTGGTGAGGGTGTGACGCTCTCCGAGGCCGATCAGTCGATTGTTGACACAATGCTTCCCGCCGCACATGCGGCGAATATCCCGAATGCTGCTATGTCCGGGCTCTCCAAGGCCTTCTTTGAGGCGCGTGCGCGCCAGGCGTCTGAGCGCCACGCACAAGATGAGCTGGACAAACAAGCAACCGATAAACTCTTGCGCGAGGAATGGCAGAGCGACTTTCAAGCAAACACGAATATCTTTTCAGCATTTGTCGATGGGCTGCCTGAAGATGCTCGCCAAGAGTTTTCCAATATGCGTGGCCCTGGAGGCAAGGGGCTTGCGAACAACCCGGCCATTATCAACTCGATTGTTGACCTGATGCGCAAAGCGAACCCGACGATCACTGTGGTGCCTGCCAATGATGGCAACCCGCTCAAGACGATCGACGATGAGCTTGCGTCTCTGAACAAGATGATGTCCGATGAGCCGGACAAATGGTACAAAGACCAAGCCGCACAGCAGCGCTGGCGTGAGCTGACCACGGCTAAAGATAAGCTGCCCGCATAGAATTGAGAGAGAGGCTGACGGGCCTTGATCTCCTTGCTCATGGGAATGAGCTAAAACTATCCGACAAATCCGATACAAAGACCCTGAGAGCATGAATGCTGGCCCCGGAAACGGCTAACCCAAGCGCATGTGATCGGCCAACTCTGACGTTTCGGCAACATCAAACCCAACCAAATCAAGGAATTACCCTATGGCTGATACTGCTTTCCAGAAGCAGTTCCGTCAGGAGTTCATTGCTGGGTACGAGAAAGCTGATTCTTGTCTCACAATGTCTACGACTACGGAACATACCGTGCGCGGTAATGAGGCTGAGTTCCTCATTGCTGATTCCGGTGGCGCTAGCGCTACCACGCGCGGCAACAATGGCCGCATCCCGGCCCGTCACGACAACAACACGCAGGTTACCTGCACGTTGGAAGAGTGGCACGACAAGGTTGAGAAGACCAATTTCAATATTGAATCTTCTCAAGGCGACCAACGTCGCATCATGCAGGACACAACCCGCATGGTGATCAATCGCAAGCGTGACGAGCTTATTCGTACCGCTTTGTCTGCTGCAACAACCACATGGGGCGGCGCTGCTGTGCCAACCCTTACGCTGGTTACCAAGGCTCGCACGATCCTGCGCAATAACAGCGCTGGTGACGGTGAGATCTTTGCGGCAATCACCCCGGCTTATCATGGCTATCTGATGGGGCTGAACCAGTTCACTTCTGCTGATTACATTCAGGACAAGAAGTTTGAAGGCGTGTCGAAAGACAAGGCTTTCTCCTGGTATGGCGTCAATTGGATTATTGATGAAGAGCTGACGGGTGTCGGCACCGCAGATGCCACCTGCTTTATGTATAACCGCTCCGCAATCGGTTCGGCGATGCACAAAGAAGGCATCGACACTGAGGTCGGTTACAACGGCGAAGATGCTTACTCATGGTGCCGCGCGTCGGTCCACATGGGTGCCAAGCTTCTTCAGAATGCTGGTGTGATCAAAATGCGCGCTGATGACAGCGCTCTGTCGGCTTAAGGGAGACTGAGAATATGGCTTATGCAACTTCGAATCCTCCTGAGCTGGTGGTTGGCACTCAAGCTTTCCGCATTTGGGCCTACAAGTCCACTGATGCGGCCACGGCTGTTCGGGTGTCAGGCTATTTCACCAATGGGTATGCCTTGGGTATGCGCGCAGGTGATCTGGTCATTGTCGTCGATACCGATGCCTCACCGATCGCAATGCAGCAGTGCATTGTAACGTCCGCGACTTCGAGCGCGGTTGACCTGTCTGATGGTGTTGCGGTTACCGCGACTGATACAGACTAGTCCAACTGACCGAGCTGGCTTTAGGGTCGGCTCGGTCCCCCCCATTCACAAGGAGTTCTCATGAGTGAAGCACCTCGCAATCCTTTTACCCGTGCTCAGATGGAGCGTGCAGAGTTTGGCTATTCTGGTCATTCTGTCGTCGCGCCGCGCGGAACACAGCCTGATGAATGCCTTGATCCGCACATTTGGTCGCTCGTGGCAGAGCCATCCCGGCTGAAAGTGTTTGATGAGATCCGCGTTGTTGAGGCAGATAGCGCCTGGGTCCAGAGATTGATCGTCACGTTCGTGAAGGGCTCGATCGTTCATGTCGCTCGCGAGAGCATGACAGAGCTGAAGGTCGCCAAAAAGGAAGCGCCGAAGAAGGCTGCACCTAAAGCCACGGGCGAACGATACAAAGCGGAATTTCGCGGCCCCCATGCGCGCTGGTGCGTGATTGATACGCGGGCTGCGACTGCAGACAAACAGAAGATTGAGCAGGGCCTTGAGACAAAGGAAGAGGCCGAGGCAAAGCTCAAAGAGCTTCTGACGCCGGCCTGATATGACTGTCACCAAGCTCGCCCTCTACAATGATGCCCTGCGCCTAGTCGGCGCGGAGCGCCTTGCATCTGCGACAGAGGCGCGAGAAGTCCGATACAAGCTCGATGAGATCTGGGATCTGGGCGCTGCGAAGCACTGCTTCCGGATCGCGAAGCCGGTCTTTGCCCGCAAGACGGTCAAGCTATCGACGCCGACCACGATCACGACGCACGGGCTCACGAATGAGCACACGCTGCCAACTGATTATGCGGCAATGGTCGAGGTCTTCGCCGATGAGGATCTAGACCAGGCGGTAAAGCGCCGGCTGATCGAGGATGACAATCTCTACACTGAGATCGCTGTCGTCTGGGTCCGCTATGTCCGTGACCTGTCGTCTATCTTCACCAACTGGACACCTGATTTTTCCAAGGTGGTGAGCACCTATATCGCTCAACAGCTGGCCACACGCATAAAGCCCGACCGGGTTGAAGATTTAACTGCCGGGTTGGAGTCGGCGATCGAGCTTTCTCTCTCGATTTCTGCTCAGGAAGAGGACTTTCGGCGACCGCAGAAGACGCTGACGACACTCACCAATGAATGGTTGCCGATCTACAATGATGCGCTTCAGCTCCTTGGCCTGCGCCGGATGACGACGATCTCCGATGAGCGTTCGGATCGGACTGAGCTGGATGCCGCGCTTGATAGCCGCTTGGTGCGGTCGATGTTCGAGGACTATCCTTGGAATTGGGCGCGGATCACGGTCAAGAGCGAAGAGAACACAAGGCTCGAAACTGACTTTGGGTATGAATGCGTCCATGAGAAGCCTGAAGACCTGATCCGGCTCGACGGTGTCTTCCGAGATGAATATTGCCGGACCCCGCTAAAGAACTACGCCGATGAGGGTCGTGTTCTTCTGTGCAATGATGACACGATTTACCTGAAATATGTGCCGGATACCTATGTTGGGCAGCCTGCTTCTTGGCCCGCTTCCTTTGCCCGTCTTGTCGCTGCGCTCATGGCTGAACAGGCCGAGCCAAATATTGAGATGATCCGTCCTGATGTTCGCCGGAACCTGCCTGAGAAGGTCGTTCGGCGGCGCCATGATGCGACCAGCAATGACTTCATGCAATCGCCTCCGCAGCGGATCAACACAGGCAGCTGGGTCCGTGCGCGCCAGGGCGGCACTCGCAATAGTCGAGACTACGGATGAGCGATGGTGTCCTGAACACATTCAATCGCGGTGAGGTCAGTTCGCTCGCGTTCGGGCGTGACAGGGTTGATCGGATCCGAAATTCAGCTGAGCTGGTTGATAACTGGGTTCCGATGCGGCTTGGCCCGATGATCCGTCGCGGTGGTTTTGAAGTGATTGCTGCTGCCCTGACGGGGTCGCGGTTTTTTGAATTCTTCTATTCGCTGAGCGAAGTGGCTGCACTTGAGATGGGAGACAGCCTGCTGCGCATCTGGAAAGATGACGCGCTGATGTCCCGCACCGCAGTGACATCGACGATTGCGAATGGCGACTTTGCGACCGATCTGGCCAGCTGGACTGACGCCTCGGGGGCCGGCTCCTCTGTGACGTGGACAGCGAGCGGCGCCAAGTTTGTCGGGGCTGACACGACTGACGCGGTTTTGCACCAAACGCTGGGAAGCACACAGACGGGCGCTGAGCACGGTTTGCGGATAAAGGTTATCGACGCACCGCTTCGGGTTCTGATCGGCACCAGCGGAGCCAGCAGCGACGATATTACGGACAGTTTGCTTGAGCCTGGGGAATATTCTTTGGTTTTCACGCCAGATGCGGCGGCAACCATCACATTTGTGAATGATCAGGTGTATAGCGCCACGCTCGAAAGTGTTGAGTTGGAGGCTGCTGGCACGGTGACGATCCCGACACCGGTCCCGCTAGCGGATGTCGATAGTGTTTTCATGTCTCAGCAAGCGGGCCGGATTTACTGCAACTGGTCTGGTGAGCAATTCATGATTGAGCGCCGAGGGCCTAAGTCGTGGGGCGTTGTTGATTATCGCGTTGATGATGGCCCGTTCGATACCGTAAACTTGGATGAGGGCCTCACGCTGACGGCAGGTGCCCTGAAGGGCGACACAACGCTGACGGCATCAAAGCGGCACTTCAAGGCGGCAGACGTAGGCACGCTGCGGAAGTTGCTAAGCACAGGCCAGGAGGTGAGCGCAACCGTCACGGCAGAAGATAATGGCACGGATTCGGTCAGGGTTACGGGTACGAACGGCCCTTCCCGTGCCTTCAGATTTACGATCTCGGGCACTTTTGTCGCGAGTGTTTTGCTTCAGCGATCGACAGATGGCACCAGCGGGTGGGAGACAGCGCGGGGGCCATTCACATCCACGATCACAGAAAGCTGGGATGACGATCTTGACGGGACGGTTTATTTCTATCGGCTGCATGTCCCTTCTGGTGGCTTCACGAGCGGCTCCGTTGGTCTGAATATCTCGTATTCAGGCGGCGGCATCGAGGGCATTTGCCGGATTAAATCGATCACAAGCTCGACCGTGGCACAGGTCCAGGTGCTTCAGGCTATGGGATCCACGGATGCCACACGGGATTGGCGCCGCAGCCAATGGGGCGGCGAGGCCGGTTACCCGAATGCGAACGCGCTTTACGAAGGGCGACTTTGGCAGGCAGGCAAAGAGGGCCATTGGGGCTCGGTAAGTGATTCCCCGCGTTCCTACGACCGCGACTTAGAGGGCGCAAGTTCGTCCATTTTCAAGACCATTGGTCAGGGTCCGGTCGATGAGGTGAGCTGGATTGCAGCCGCGTCTCGGTTGGCGCTCGGACTTGCAAGCGACGTAATCCCGGTTCGATCGTCATCCTTTGGTGAGGCGATGACCCAAGATAATGTGCTTTTGCGGGATGGTCCGAACCAAGGTGCCGCACTGGTTGACCCGAAGCGTTTGGGCAATTCGCTGTTTTATGTCCACGCGAACGGTTCGAAGATCTATGAGTTGACATATTCCACGGGGGATGACGGCTTCCACGCGAATGATCAGACGCTGCTCCACGAGGATATTTGCAAGCCGGGTGCTTCTGAGCTGGCGCTTGCGATACAACCGGAAACACGCCTCTTTGTCAGGTTGAGCGACGGCAGTGCTCGGGTTCAGCTGTTTGACAAGGCCGAGGATATTCTGGGCTGGTCCAGGATCACGCTCGCAAGCGGTCAGATAACCGGGATTTTCACGTTGCCGGCGACAGATGAGACCATGATTTATGCCAAGATCTCTTATGGCGGCACGGAATACCTCTGCAAGCTTGCGAAGTTGAGCGAGTTCAATACACGGCCTGCGGACCTGTTTACCCACTATGCGGGTCCAATTCAGACTTGCACGGGGCTTGATCGCTTCGATGGCGTTTCGGTTGAGGCTTGGTCTGGGTCTGCGAAGATTGGCACGTTCACGCCTTCGGGCGGTTCGATTGATCTTGGTGCCAGCTACTCTGATGTGACGGTTGGATTGACGATCACGGCCAAATATAAGTCCGGCAAGCTCGGCCAGTATGGTGAGCGATCGGTTTTGTCAGAGCGCAAGCGAGTCGTGGATCTGGCGATCTTAATGAAAAGTGTATGGCATGAGGGCCTGACTTTCGGCGTGAGCGATACGCGCCAGGATGCCCTGCCATTGTATTACAAAGGCGCAGAGCTGGATACGACTGCTCTGATTGATGATTTCGATACTGTCGGTGTTCCGTTTGAGGGGGATTTCGATGTCGATAGCCGGATCTATATCACCGCCATGGGACCGGCGACCATTCTGGCTCTAAGTTTTGACTATGACGAACGCGAACGTCAGGCCCGCGCAGCCCAGTGATGGCTTGAGCCTGCCTGCCTCTGGGCGCGCATGGGTCATGGTCAAGGATGATCAGCTGCTCGGTTATGGCGGCGTGCTCTATGGGGATTTCCCCCAAGCATTCATGAACCTGACGCCCGAGGCGTTGGAGTGGCCGGTTCTACTGGCAAAGAGTGCGCGAGCGTTTCGCCGCGTATTGGATCAACACGAAACCGTGTTCGCGATTGCGGACCATAATTACCCTACGGCCCCCCGGTTCCTTGAGTGGATTGGGTTTGAGCCAGCGGGATACTTTGAGGGAAGGAGGCTTTACCGTTGGCATTCGACGCTTCAGTAAAGAAAAAGCCGATGGACTTCGACTATCTCGATGTCGCAAGCAGTTTCCTGACCGGGGGCGGTTCCCTGATCTCTGGTCTCGGTGGTTACCAGGCTGGCCAATCAGAGGCAGCGCAGCGGGAGGTCCGGGCCGATCAGGCGCTCGCGACAGGTACACGCCGCGCAACAGAGGTGCGTCGCCAGGGCGATAAGGTGGCTTCTGATGCCGTTGCGGCCAATGCCTTTAATGGCGGTGCCATGGACGCGGGGATGATCGAGCGCATGGCCCGGATCGAAAGCGATACTGATTACAATGTTCTGGCGGAGATGTATGCGGCTGAGACACTGGCCGAAAGCGAGCGATATGCGGCGCGTGTTGCCAAGAAGACTGGTCAGAACCGTCTGATCGCGGGCGGAATCAAGTCCATCCCGTCTATTCTTGACGGCGCCAAGAAAATGGGCTGGCTCGAATGAGGATCCCTGACGTCAAAGGCGTTGCCCGATCGGTCCCTGCCGTTCAGTCGCAATTGGTTCGATCCAATCCCTATGAGGGTCTTGGCGAGGCGCTGGAAGGGCTTGGACGGGCTGCGGAGCGTGAGGTTGATGAGCGTGCGTCTTACCAGACAGCGCAGGCCCGAAGCGCCTTTATCAAGTCCCGTATTGAGCAGGACAGCGCATTTGAGGAAGATCTCGATTATGCTGATCTTCCTGAGCGTTACGAAGAGGGATTGCGTAAAAGCCTTTCGACGGTTTCTGAGCAGATCAAAAACCCACGTGCGCGGGCCATGTTCGAAGAAGAGCAGCAGGTTCGTATCGCCGAGGGCAAGGCTCGTCAGGCGCTGCGAGCCAGCGGGATTGAGCGGGACACTGAGCGCGCACGTGTCAGCGAGAGCTTGAATGGATTGAACGAAGCGGGCCTTGGCTCAGAGGATCCCCTTGAAATGTTTGCAGAGGTTGGGTCTTTGCTTGAGAGTGCGGTCGAGGCCGGTTATTACACGGCAGAGGAAGCGGGCCGAACCGAGCGGGTTTGGAAAGACACGTTCGCGGCCAATAAGATCTCTCTCATGGAACCGGATAAGCGCCTGGAGGCTCTTGAGCTGCCATGGGCACAGAATATCCCCACTGTGGTGCGTGAGAAGCTGCGTGAAGAAGCTGAGCGGGATGGGCGGTCTGCCAGAGCGATTGAGAGTTCAGAGCAATTCTGGGCCGATACTGGTGGTGATTACAACGCTGCCTTGAAGCTCGCAGCTAAGATCAAGGACACCGATGATCGCCTCGCTGTTGAGGGCCGTTTGACGACTATGCGAACCCGTCAGGATCAGCAAGAGCGTGAGCAGAACCGCGAAAATGTTCGTGCTGGATGGGAAGTGCTTGAGCAGGGTGGTGGGCTCGAAGACATTGATTCCGGCGTCTGGGCCGCACTGGATCCTCAAGAGCGTATTCAGATGCGGTCATGGATTAGTGCCCAGGCGCGTGCTGCTGCAGCCGGATCAAGCCGGGTTACAGACCTAAATGCCTATAATGATGTTTACAGCTTCCTCGACACAGACGACGCGACGGGCGCCCTAAGCTACCTCAACGCGAATTACGACAAGTTTTCAGAGAGTGACTATCGGAGTTTGCGGTCGAAGATCTCCGGCACATTCGAGGATCCGGGCCTGATTGAGAGTTCGCGGTCACTGACGCAAAGCGTTTCGAGTGCGATCGACCGGGCCGGCCTAAAGGGTGATGAGACCAAGGGTGAGTTGCTTCTCGAATATGATCGGCTTCAGCAGGATTATCAGCGCGAACATGGCGAAGATCCTTCGGACCAGTGGCGTGATGAAGCGATTGAGGGGCTGGCTGCGAAGTACAAGATCACCAAGTCTGGCTGGTTCAATGACAAGACGTCCGCAGCCTATGAGGTTGAAAAGATTGGAACCGTGCCGCAGCGCCACACGCAGGCGGTGCTTAACGCTTTCGGCTCTGTGGACAGCAAGACGACGATTTCTGAAGAAAAGCTTGGCCGATCTTACTCAATGGCCATGGCATATTTCCGATGGCATGGGATGAGCAATCCAAGTGATGAAGCAATAACCGAGATGATCAAAGCTCAACAGGCGGCTCAAGAATGACCTACTTCTTGCCTCGCCATTTGCGCCATTTGAAGTTCAGGTCGGCATACAGCTCGTCCCACCACCATTTCAACGTCATTCCGATGGCGGTCAGCACGAATAGGGCAACAATGCCAATTACAGCCATTCCGATGTCGTGCGCTAGCTTATCCATGGTGGGCGTATGACACCTGAACAGATCATTGAACAGGAAAAAGCGCGCAGCGGTGCAGGTGGGGTTGAGATGGCTCCGACACCTGACACCATAATTGCGCGCGAAAAAGAGCGCTTGGCCAATAGTGCCTCTGGGTCGTTCTACACGATGCGCGAGACGCAGCCAGAGCGTGCTAGCAAGGTTATTTCGCTCTCTGATCGGCTTGGCGCTGAACGTGATTTTGTTGATCGCAATCTTGAGACGATGGAAGAGGCTGCTGCCGAAGATGAGCGTCGGAGCCTGCTGGCTCAATTCCCGAAGGTGGCGCAGTTCTTCTCTGACCCGTATCGAGCCGCAGAGGCGAAAGATAGCGTCTCCAACTTTGCTGAGATCGAAAAAGCATTTGCGGCCCGTCAGAAAGCATCCCGGCCTAAAGGTTGGCTAGAGGCTCCATTCTCACAGACCGGAGATCTGGCGCGGTCAGCTGCGGGTGAGTTCGTCAACATGTTCGGCATGGGTGTTCGCGGTGCGGGTGACCTCACAGGAGCGTATGTGAACACCATGCGCGGCGGTGCCAATATGGTGCCTGGTCTTCGCGAGGGATTGGCCGAACTGGACCGTGTTGAGGCAGAAATCGCTCCAGAGGCGAAAAACTTCGCGCCACAGAATTATCTGCGCACAGCGGGTGGGGGCGTCTCCGAGCTGGGCGAGATCATCAAGCCCAAGGATATGGGCTTCGAGGACAAAGTTGCTGGTGCGCTTGGTCAAATTGTTGGTGCTGTTATCACCACGGTTGCTGGTGGTCCGGGCGCGTCTGCTGGTTTATTCATGGGTATGGGCGCTGATCAACAGGGTCAGGCTATGCGCAATGCTGGCCTCAACCCAGACGAGATGCTGCCTGAGCTGGTGGCCGGTGCTGGAATTACTGGATTGAGCGAGCAATTGCGTCTCGGGTCGATCATGCGGATAATGCCGAAAGAAGCGCGCCAGAAGGTGGTTTCAAAGATGCTGGCCCGTGTTGCGGGTCAGGCCGGTGAAGAAGCGGTTCAGGAGTCTGTTGAGGGTATCCTGCAGAACGTTATGACCACGACATATGACGCGGATGCGAGTGTTTTCGATGGGATTGCAGAGCAGGCCACGACAGCTGGTGCGGCCGCTGCGATTTTCCAGACCCTTGTTGAGGTCGCGTTGCCCGGCAAACAGCGTGGCGTGCGTGCTGAGACCAATGCCCAGGAATTGATGGATATTCGCGAGGCGATCGAACAGACGCCCGTCTTCCAGCGTTCACGCGAAAGCATAGAGGCATTTCTTCAGCAGGCTGGTGAGGGCGAGACGATCCTGCTGCACAGCGAAGATCTGGTTGAGCTTTATCAGTCAGCCCCGCAAGAGTTTCTGCAGCGCATGGATGAGGTTGGTCTCACCGAAGACGATATTTCTCGCGCTATGGATGGTCATGACATAGAGGTCGAGGCCGCAAAGATCCTGTCCGTTTCCGAGGGCTTCGAGGATTGGGTCAAGATCGCCAAGGCCGATGGAGAGACACCAACGCTTCGCGAGCTGGAGCGATCTGTTGAAGATTCCGACGCTATGGGCGCCGTGGACTTCACAGAGGCGTTTGAGCGCATCGCTAAGCAGGATGAGGCGCTGGAGGGCTTTGAGCGCGTACAGAGCGCTGTTACAGAGCAATTGGTCACTGCGGGGCGCGGACAAGCCGAGGCAGAGGCCGCAGGCGTCGTATGGGGCGCCATGTTCCGTCAGCTAGCCGAGGCCGGTGTAGACGAGGGCGCTGTGTTCGATCGGCTTGGTTTGCGGATCAATGAGCCTGCTGCACCACGCCTGCCTAAGCCGCAAGAGCCACAAAGCCTGCATTCTTTCATTCGAGAGCTGGGCGGGATCCGCGAAAGCTTCGGCGAGGATCAGAGCGGACACTTGCGCGGTGAGGTCGATGCGCGGCTTGGCGAACGTGTTCCAGGTCTGATCAATAATGCTTCTGGCGTCACACTGGATGAGATTTTCCGTGCCGCAACCGAGGAAGGCGGGTTTGAAATCCGCGATGAGCAAGACCTGCTGGATCTTCTGGATCAGGATTTGTCGGGCAACCGTGTCTATCCGGTTGGTGAGGCAGAGGTCTATTCAGCCGAACTGGATGCTTATGAAGCGCAGTTTGAGAAGCCAGATGGCGAGGTCATGGATCAGGCCGCTGAGGCCGGCTACGAAGGCTCAGACCGGGGCGAGGCCTCCGAATGGCTTGCTGCCTCTCAGAAGGGCCTAGACATGTCCCAAGAGGCTCGTATGGCCCGTGCGCGGGAGATGGGGTTTGATACGGAGCAGGTGCTGTATCATGGAACTGGCGCAGACTTTCAGGAGTTTTTACGCGTCCCTCCGGCGCGTTCAACTAGCGCAGACTCCGCACGCGCCGGCGTATGGATGACGGATTCCGCTCAGGAAGCTGCAGAGTATGGAGAGCTTGCTGCGCAAAATCTGAAAACAAACGTGCTTCAGCAGCGAATCAACCAGGCTGAGCGGCGCGGAGACTGGGACGAAGTAAACAAATTAACCCAAGAATGGGAGGCCTCCGATGCCGCGGGCTTTGATGGAGAGATGGTTCTCCCATTGGTTTCGCGTGGAAGTCTTCGGGTGGTCGATCTGGGTGGCAAAAAGTTCTCTGAAGCTGGGAATGAAATTTGGCAGGCAATCAACGCTGCTCAAAAAGAAGGGGTCGCTGGCGTCAGATTCACAAATATAGTGGACCCAGTTAGTAGTGCGGTCCCAACTGAGCCGACAACTCATACGCTCATCTTCGACCCCTCCAACATCCGCTCAGTAAACGCAGCTTTCGATCCAAACGCTTCTGAGAGCGCGAACCTGCTTGCCCAGAACCCGCCGCGCTCTCTGTTCGCCGCGATGAAAATGGACCCGCAAGACCGGGCCGATTGGTATGATCGGATTGTCGATGAGCGGAAGGTTGGAACGAAGACCATCCTTACACTCAAAGCTGATACACGGAATTTGATCGACGATGATGTGGTGATCGCGATCGAGAACGGGATTGACGTTGAGTTCACCGCTGACGGAATGCACGCAAACCGTGATAGCGCACCAACGCCTGAAGATATTGCGAAGGGTGCGCGGGTCATGGCGATGTCCACGGCAGCGCTTCAAGAATGGATGCTGCGCAATGACAGTCCCTTTGTCGGCTTCACGGGCGCGACTGAGGCGCATAACCGACTTTACGAGAGTATGCTCGGGCGCTTTGATTTTGATGGCTATTTAGGGTATAAGACTCACGACTATCGCGCGATGCTGAATGTCGAGGCGGATGGGACAAAGATAGCTGACGCTGATCCGTATGATTCAGCGCCTGGCTTCATGATCGTAAAGGACGGGTATCTTGAACAAGCAAAATATTTCCTCAAGTCCCGCCAAGATGGACTTGCCGCAGACGCCACCGCATTCGGAGAATACGGCGCCGGAATCATTACCAAACGACTCGGCAGCACAGTTCCCCTTGAACGACGTTCTCGACGAGTGGGAGGCCCGGATAGCGGCGGGAACAGCGACGGACGAGGATCTGGAGTTTCTGGAGATGGGCAAGCTGTTTCTGGAAGCGATGTCGGCCTCACCCCAATAAGGCCGCAGCAGCGCGAGCTGTTTCAAAGTGCGCAGCAAAAGGCCAGGCCGTCTGAGGTCGGTGTAGAAATCCCTAACAGCAATGGCCTTGTGGCGATCCGCACAGATGATCTGGGCTTCACCAATAGTGCTGAGAAGGCCATGTTTGATCCGCCGCCACGCTTCCGTGACGCGCAGAACATGACCAAGGATCAGTGGCGTAAGTACTTCAAGGAAGCTGGCGCCACCAAGGAAGCGTTTGAGTTCATTATTGAGCCTGCGTTGAAGGATATGTCTGACAAGGGCGACCTGCGCAAAGCTGATGTGATCAAGGCGGTTCGGGCCAATCGGCCAGACGTTCGCGCAAATGACACGGTGGCAAAAAAGCTGAAGCCGTGGCAGCAGGAGGCCTTAGACGTTGCTGACGATCCGATCGAACTTGCTCGCCTTGGTAAGCGGGCAGAGAGGTTTGTTCGGGATTATGAGGCAGGGCTCAAGGGAGAGCACAGCTATAGCGAGTATATCTCTCCAGGCCCCGCCACGGGGTATCGGCAAGAGCTGATTGTGGACCCTAGCGTGAATTACAGTTCCCACAACTGGTCGTCCCGCGGCGTGCTGGCTCACATCCGCATGACGATTCGCCAGATCGTGACCGGCGAAAAGGTGATGCATGCCGATGAGCTTCAGTCTGACCTGCATCAGGAGGGGGCGCAGTATGGGTATCGGGGTGACCCAAGCTCGCGCGCAGAGCGTCAGCAGGCGTACATGGATGCGCAGGCGGCGCACAATAGGGCAATTGACAGATGGACTGAGTGGGCAGAGCGGAAGGGCCTTCCTCAAGAGAACATTGGAAATCCTGACAGGGCGGGCACGTCAGAAATGCTTGACGACACAGGGCGCGAGTTGGTGCGCGAGTACTTCCGAACGGCTGATGTTCTTTCTCAAGTGGGTGAGGCCACACGCAAGGGCAATCGCCAAGATACAATGCGCCCGCCACGCGCACCCATGAAGGACTGGGAGAAGCCCGCCATCCGTCGCATTCTTCAGCGGGCAATGGAGGAGGATGTCGATCTGGTGACGTTCACCAGCTTTGATACGCTGCACAACGCGCTTCAGACGGCTGACGGTACGCGCAATTTCTATGATGAGCGCCTGCCTAAGCACATCCGCAAGGTGGCCAAGCAATTGGGCGCCAAGGTTGAGCGGGCTGTGCTGCGTCAAGAGGAGTCCGCCTATTCCGTTCAGCGCATGAAGGATAAGATCACCGCGCTTGAGGAAAGACTAAAGCTGGCCAAGGAGGATGGTAATTTAAATTATGGTGATCCCTCCACGATTAGGAGGACCATTCGTGGGCTAAAGCATCAGATCAGGCGCTCCGAGCAGGGCGGTGACGCTGTCCTTGCCATCCGCCTCACCCCAGAGGCCAAGCAGAAGCTGCAGACCGAAGGCAATGTGCTGTTTCAATCAAACGACATCCATGACGGTTTTTATTCCGCGCTAGAGCGCAAGGTTTCTGAGATCAAAATGGATCGCGCTCCGGTCGATCAATGGATTTCGACGATTGAGAACCTGAAGGGCATCAAAAAAGAAGAGCTCGAATGGACGGGCATTCTGGATATGCTGCGCGCTCGCAAAGAAGAACACGATGCTGCCGGACGCAATCAGGCGCTTGTATTCGAGAAGGCGGATATTGTCAGCGCGATCCAGCAAAAAGGCGTCAAGATTGAAACGATCGAGGCGACCGAAGATGGCAGCGATGAGGGTGTAACTTTTGGGGCATCTGAGGTTTGGGAAGATCCCGAAGCTTGGGAATGGCGCATTGATGACGAAGTGGATTGGATTGCTGAGAGCGAGGGTGAAAGCATCCGTGAAGAGGCCACACGCGAAGTCGCTGCTGATGATCAGCAATATATTGAAGACGCCATAGGCGAAGACGCCAGCGAAGAGGCGGTGTTGGAGTATGCTCGACAGGAGTTTGCAGACGAAATTGAGCAGAAATATCAGGACATTCTTCGCGAGCGCGCTGAAGAATCAGCCAAAGCCAGTTACTACGATGACCCGACTTACATCATCCCGATAAAAGATGGCGAAGGCGACCAGATTGGAATGCTGCTCGGCAACGACAACTCGGGCTGGGATGTTCGCGCGTCCATGCATTATCGCGATGTCGTGCGCAATGACATCTGGTCTCAAGCAGAGGCCGAGGTTCAAGCGCGTGAATGGGCCGCAGAAGAAGGTTATGCGGGCGGTGAGGTTGGTCGCGGCCAACGTGCGCAGTGGATGGATTATGTCACTGACGGGCCGTACGAGAATTATCGCGAGTTCAAGATCACGCTTCCAGAAGTGCCGGGCGAGTTTGTCGAGGAGTCTCACTTCACTGACCCGAATATCGTGGCTTGGGGGCGAACGACTGATCGAGACTTGATCGTAAACCAGCACGACAACTTAGACGCGCGCGTCAAGGAGATTGCGGAAACCCTGACGGAGGATGCAAGCTTTGACATCCGGCGTACGAAAGCTGGGATTGAGCAATCTACGGCTTTGATTGAGCGCGGGCGAAAAGAGTTAGAGGCTCTGAAAAATAACGAGCGAGCTCATCCCAGTGAGAAATATAGCGTACAGGATGAGGTCGATCGCTATATCCGCAATCGGGCCGAGCATGAGCAAGACCTGATCAGACAGCGCGCAAATTGGGATAGTCGCGGGCGTGATCAACATGCCCTCCAAATGGCTCTGCGTGAGCAAGAGGTTTCTGCTTTTTATATCGATGAGGCCCAATCCGACTGGCATCAGCAGGGACGGCAGGGGATTTACGATACGCCGGAGGAGCGTGCTCGCCGCGATGAAATGGAAGATGACTTGCAGAGCAAGCTTGGCTCTCTTTCCACTGAAATAAATGAGTTTGGCAGGCGCTACAGCGAATTACGTGAAAAGCTGTTCGACGGGGGTTCGGTCTCTCCCAAGGGCCATGATGTGTCAGAAGATTATAAACAAATAGCAAGTGAGAACCAAAACCGGTATCGCATTGGCCTGAAAAAGCTGGGCGTTGAACTCAATCCAAACTATCCGAATGCGATGGAGGAGTTCGCCAAGATGGTGGACTCTGTCGCGCACGGAGTTAATGATTTCAACACGGTTTTTCCAGACGCAGAGAGTGACGGTCTGATCCGTGAGATGGTGACCATCGCCACAGAGCAATACAAGCGACGGTCAGAAAGGCGGGCGCTGGAGCTTCAGCTCGACAAAGTTCGGGGAGCCCGTGCTGTCCCCAACGCTCCCTTTAAGGGCGACGCCTGGATCAATCTCCTCATGAAGAAGATGATCCTCCAAGCCGTTGGCGAGGGCAAAGACGCAATTGCGTGGGCAGATGCGCAGGTTGTCAAAGATCGATGGTCTGGCCGCTATGCCGAGCTGTACGAGAACATGTACGACAAGAAGATGGTCAAGGCCGCTCAAAAGCTGGTTGGTGCCAAGGCGAAGCACATGGACCTTGATGGCGGCGAAAAGAAAAGCCAGCAGAAACGCACAGATATGTACGTTCAGGCTTATGACCGATTGACGGACGAGGGAGATGTGCTCCGAATCGCGCTGGAGGAAAACAATACGGACGCCGTGCAAGCCATAGCGCGTGATGTAAGCTCTATTGTCACTAATGAGTCTGTCAGCGGTCAAGACTTGCGAATTGGCCGAGAGCTGAATGAAGAATTGTTCGCGTGGGTCCGGTCGGGCGGTTGGTCCGAAAGCCAAGGCTACTGGATCATTGAGCTGACCCCGGAAATGCGTGGACGGATCAAGCGCGAGGGCTTTCCGCTTTTCCAGGGACAAGACAAACAGCCTCGCGCCTCAGTCTTAATACCTGGCGGCGGCGTCCTCACTGACCAGAACGTCATCGTCAATCTGCTCAAGAAAAAAGACCGCACGAGCTTCATGCACGAAAGCGCTCATATTTTTCTTGAGCTATATGCGGCGCTTGAAAGCGAAAATGAGGCGATTGCTGAGCGCATGGCCGCTATTCGCAAATGGCTGAAGATTGAGCCGGGCGAAAAGATTACCCGCGATCAGCACGAGAAATTTGCAGAGAGCTTTGAGGCTTACCTGATGGAGGGCGTGGCTCCGAGCGCTGAATTGCGCAGTGTGTTCCATTCCTTCCGGCAGTGGTTTGTGGATGTATATCGCCGGCTTCGCGGTCAGCTTCGCAATCTGGAGCCTGAAGCACGCGACATCTTCGATCGTATGCTTGCCTCAGATGCCGAGATTGAAATGGCGCAGGGCCAGTATGTCGGCACGCTCTCGAATGTCATGGCGGGTTTGATGAAACCCGAACAGGTCGAGAAGTATCAGAAGCACGCCCGTAAGGCGGGCAATGTGGCCCGTGACAGGCTTTTCAAGAAGCACATGGAAGAGGTTAAGCGCCGGGAGCGTAAGGCCTACCAGGAGGAACAGGGCCGCGTTGAAGACATGGTTCGCGCCCAAATGGCTGAGTGGCCAGAGTATAAGGCGCTTACCGCGTTTGGTGAGGGTGGCCGGTCTCTCGATGTCGCGGAATCGCCTGAGAGCACAAAGCTGAACACGTCAGAGAATGGCGAGCACCCAGAGATTGTGGCGCCTGAAATGGGCTTCCTGTCAGCTGACGAGATGTTCAAGGCGGTTGCAAAGGTTCCAAGCCCAGAGGTTTTGATCCGTGAATCGGTCAAGAAGATCATGGGTGACCGCTATGGCGACATGCTTCGTGATGGGACGATTGAGGCGGAAGCGATGGAAGCCGTGTTCAATGAGCCCACAATTCGCATGATGGAGGCTGAGCGCAATGCGCTGGCTGAAAAGGGGTCAGCTCAACCCATTCCTCTGATTGCCATTCGGCACGAAGCAGATCGGCTCATCAGCTCGATGCCGATCGATCAAGTCATCAAGCCTGGTAGATACGCGATTAAAGCGCGTGACCTGCACAAGAAATCGCTTCGCGCGGCTGCCAGGGGCAAGTGGGATGATGCGCTACGCTATACGCATCAGGCGATGCTTCAGCACGAATTGGCGCGCAGAGCCTTCAAGGCGCGGGATGAGATTGAAAAGGCCAACCGCTATCTCGCCAAATTCGCGCCAAACCGAAAGCTGGATCCGAAGAAGATCAATCCTGATCATATCGCAAAAATTCGCATTCTAATGGCGATGCCGGGCGCAGCTGACCAAGCAGAGGCGCGTAAGGAGCTTCAGGACTTCGCTGAGAAGCAGGCTGAGCAAGGGCTGCCAATTGTCCTGCCGTTCGATGTGGCGCAAGACCGTGATCTTCCGCTGCGACGCCGCATGACAATGGAGCAGTTTCGTGAGTTTCGAGACAGCATCAAAAACCTGAATACGGTTGGTAGGCAGCAAAGCGCCATCGCTCTGGCAGAGTTCAATGATGAGGCACAGGCGCTCGCAGACGAGATCGATGCCAACTTCAAGGGCAAGCGCATCAGAGAGACGCGCAATCCTACCCGCACGGAGCGCGCATCCCGCATTGGACGCCAGATTGATGCAACCATCATTCGGTGGCCTTTCCTGGTTGAATCACTTCAGGGCGGCAAGGTCGGGAAGATCGTTGAGGCGTTCGACACACGCCTGAGACAGGCCCTGACGAACCGGAATGCCCGTCGCCAGAAGATGGCCGATGAGTTGGCTGCGATCTTCAAAAAGCATGGCATCAGCCAGAACGAGCTGAATAGTCGGGTTTCCGCACCAGCGATTGAGGCAGGAGCCGTCAAATTCGAGCAGATCATGGCTATTGCGCTCAATATGGGCACTGAACAGAACCGGGACCGCCTTGCCGCTGATCCGTCAATGCTGGGCGATATGACTGCGATCGAGGCAATGCTTGCCGAGCACCTTGAGCAGCGTCACTGGGATGCAGCGCAGGAAGTCTGGGATCTGATCAATACGCTTTGGCCAGACGCGAGTGCGGTTGAGCGCACCGCAACAGGCGTCACGCCCAAAAAGGTCGAGGCATCATCTGTTCAAACAAAGTTCGGCGCTTACCGAGGCGGCTACTATCCGCTGAAATACGACCGGGCGTTTTTGACGAATAATGACCTTCAGAAGAAGGATGAGATTGAAGAGTGGAAGAACGGCGTCAACGGCATGGCAACCCGTGCATCGACGCGTCAGGGGTTCCTGAAAGAGCGTCAGCAGAATGTTGAGCGCCCTCTTGATCTGAGTTTGGGTGTCATCCTCTCGCACATCGATGATGTGACCAATGACATCTACATGCGGGAGCCCGCATCTTACGTCTCACGGATGCTGAACAAGAACCGCATTCGCAAGGCGATCAAGGAGACGCAGGGCGAAGAGTATTTGAAGACGCTCGAAACCATCCTGAAGCGCACGGTGACGGGTACGGAGCAGCCCGATACAGCGTTTGAGAAGTTTCTGCAGACACTGCGCATAAACGCCTCAGTCGCCATCCTAGGCGGCAATGTGGTGACGGCTGGTCTGGCTCCGATCTCGTATTTCCAGACGGTCATTCCGCAATATGGGTTCAAGACCGTTTTTGCTGGCATCGCTGAATATTACGCCAACCCGATCAAGAATGCGAAACTGATTGTCGAGAAGTCTGCTTTCATGCGTGAGCGGCAGGATACACTGACCCGTGAGGCTCATGAGTTAATCCGAAGATCTGCCGGCCAAAGCCGTTTCGCTAAAGTGCAGGGAGCCGGATATTGGATGATGGCCATTGCCGAGAAGCATTCAGTCTCAGGCCCGCTCTGGATTGGGGTATACAATCAAGCGAAGTCTGAAGGCTCAAGCGAGGCGGATGCAATCACTGCGGCTGATCGTGCCGTATCGACCACGCAGGGATCTGGCCTTGAGATCGACCAGTCTGTCATGCAGGGCGGCAACGAGGGTCTAAGACTGCTCTCGTTCATGTGGGGCTATGTCTCGGGCTATTATGGCACGGTGCGAAATGACGTTGTGAGCGAGCAAGGGCTCAAGAAACTGATGCCGCTCGTCAAGCACATGGTCTTCCTGAACCTGGTTGCCTCTATGCTTGAGGCCCTGATCCGAGGCGGTTTCGGAGATGAAGAAGATCCCTATGTCGTTGCGGTCTGGCAGATGATGATGCGCAACACGTTTGGTTTGATCCCCGGCGTGTCGAGCGCGGTCAGCAAGTATGACAGCGGTCCTGCTGCCTTTCAGGTTGGAACGAGCATCACACGCGCCACGGAAAATTGGGCTAAGGCCGGAACGCAGATCTACGAAGAAGGCGAGGCCGAGGGCGAGACCGTCCGGCGTGCGACGCTTGAGACGCTTAAAGCTGGCGGGTTCCTTTTCGGTGTTCCCGGCACGGTCCAGGCCATGAAAGCCGAAAAGACGTTTGCGGAAGATGACGATCCGACACTGTATGAGGCGATCGTTTCGGGTCCAGATGACGACAACTAAAAAGAAAACCCCCGGAACCGAAGTTCGCGGGGGCTTGAGATTAGTGGTCATTGCTGGCCACCAGTTTTAGAGGGACAACCTTCTTCGCTCTGCGTGTTTCCCAGCCTTTCTTGGCAGCCTTGGAGCGTGATTTGCTCTTGATTGGCTTGGCCTTGGTGGGTTGCTTTGCAGGGGTGCCGATACATGCGAAGTAAATCGCAAGAGCGGCCTGGATGGCTCCCATGATGCCAAACACGAGCATCAAGGGTGCAGATGGTGCCTTAAGGGCTTTCAGGTCACTTTCGGCTTTCTCGACACGTCCGGTGAGGTTTGTGTTGAGAGTTTCCCAGGTCGAGGCGCGTCGGATCTCTCCGGTAGCGCTTGGCATGGGAAGGGCAGTCAGGTCTGCGCGGGCTTGATCAAGGCGGGTCTGAGCGGCTGTGACATCCGCTGAAACGGTGAAACCTTTGAAGGTCTCGAAACCTTGAGCGTTCTGGTAGCAGTCACACGCGATGAACACGAGTGCCGGCAGAACCAGAAACCAATTGCGGCGCAGGTGATACGCAGCGATTGGCCCCATAAGAGAGACGCAGACTGAGCCGATGACGGCAACGGCGACAATATAATCGTGTTGCCCTGAAAGCTCTGAGATCCAGTGAGCGGCAGAGAGTGCCGCGAAGCAAAGAGCAAGAAGACAGGCAATCCCTGTCGTGATAAGTGAAGACAGCTTCATCATCGGGGTAGTTCCTTTGGTGAAGTCAGCGTCGAGAGGTGGTGAAGACACCTTTCGGCGCGACGTTTTCAAACAGCATTTTTAGGAAAATATCGGGGCAACGCGTTGCCGTCCGATGCTTTGAATATAGCAGATTTCGCGAAAATTACGATGTCATTCGCGAAAAAGTGCCGAAAACGGCGATTTTTTTCATTGAGGTGAATATGTCCGTAAACCTTCGGATTGCTGAGGCGATTCAGAACCAAACGTTGGCGCCATGCAGGGTTGCCGCGACAGATAATCTAACGCTTGCCGGCCTTCAAACGGTTGCCGGTATTGTGGTGGCTGCGGGCGATCGAGTGCTCGTGCCTGAGCAAACAGATGCCACTGAGAACGGGATTTACGTTGTTTCAGGCGGCACATGGGTCCGATCATCTGATCTGAATGGGTCGGGGGACTTGAGCACGGGCGCGATTGTCCCGATCTCAGAGGCTCAAGAATTGTGGCAGGTTTCTTATGCCGGAGCCTTCTCGGCAGGTGTGACTGCATTGACGTGGGTTCGCCTTCTGGCCGCATTGCGCACGCCAGTGACTGCAACAGACCTTGCGGACGCGACGCATAGCGTAAACACCACAAACAAGTATGCGGGGCTGACCGTCCCTGACAGCACGAATACTCGCCTGATGATTACCTTCGGTGCGTCGGCGACATCACCCTGGTACGTGGCCGATGGATCGGCATCGATCACCCCTTCTTAAATTGAACAGCACAGGAGCGCCCCATGGGAGCTATTGAGAGGCTTGCAAAAGCGGTCCAAGCGAACACGCTTGCGCCTTGCCGAGTTGCGACGACTGAGAATATTACCCTTTCGGGATTGCAATCGGTTGATGGTGTAACCGTCATACCGGGCGATCGGGTTGCGGCTGTTGCGCAGTCGGACACGACTGAGAACGGGGTCTGGGTTGCTGCGACAGGCGCATGGAGCAGGGCGCCTGATTTCAACGGCACTGGTTCGATCCTCACCGGTTCCGTGATCGCGGTGTCTGAAGGGACCATCAACCAGCAATCGATGTTTCAGCTCTCTTTCGCGGGATCGTTTGCGCCCGGCTCATCGAGCCTCGCTTTCGCACGGATTTACACAGAGGCGATCGATACATCTTGGGATTCCTCTCTCGCTGGATCATTGAGTGCCTACATGGCCGGCGCGCTCGGCGCTGCGGATCAGGCGGCATTTTTAGCGGCGACAGGTCTTGATGACCTTCTTTCCCAATACAACGGCGTAATCATCGACGTGGTATCCACCACGATCATCGACGTTTTTGAAGGCAAGGGCGCTGACAAAGAGTTCACTTGGGTTCGGCGACGCTTTGAGCGCAAGACCAGCACGGCCCTTAATTATGATGTTTGGCTGATCACGTCTATTCGGGCGGTTGCGCTTCAAACTGACGGAACGTGGAAATATGGCCAGGTTTTGGAGGCGCCGGGCGCGCATGATTTTGCAATCCGTGAAAATGGCAAAGCGGATTTCATGGGCGGGACAGCCCACGGAAACGAGGTCATTACGGGCTCTGTTGCCTTGGTCGTGGACGGTGAGGCTCAGACGATCACTGCGGGCGCGCGGTATGTCGGCGATAGCGCTTACCTTGAACAGACCACGATCTTCTATGAATATATCTCAAGCTCGGACTATACCGGCTCTGAATTGGGGCGCTGCACACGTCGATGGGAGTTCAGGGACGTCACTGATGGCGCTATGCGTCTGCATAACACGGTCAACTGGGATGCAAATCTAAACACGACCATTCCCGGTTTCAGTGTCGATTTCGCTTATCTGGCCATGTATCCCTATGATGGCACGTTCTTCACCAAGACCAATTGGGAGCCGGGCGGGACGCTTTCGACGCATGGCAATGCAAACGTCACCTATCCAGGCACATCCACATGGGATGCAACGTCCATAACCATCCAGAACGATGACAGCTATTCTGTCACGGTTGCGCAGGTCTCTGGCTGGCCATCTGGCACAGCAACGGGGCGAGACACACTCGTCAGCACAAAGCGTAAGATTTATATGTCCTATCAGGGCCAAGGCTCCGGCAGCCCTGTGACGGTTGCCGATGGTGAGGCCTGGGCTGTGGTGACTGAATACACGACTTCTGTCCCAACGGTTACAAGCCCCTCGACGTTTGGAGATGCGGGTGTCACGCTGTCAGAACGGGCACGTGGCCGGCGCACCAGTGCTGGTAATGGCGAAATCATCTTTGAAAGCACGACTTTCACGCCAAGCGACTATTTCAGCGCTGGCGATATTGTCACCTTCACACCTTCTGCCGATTTCTCGAACGGCTCTGGTGAAACGGTCAATCTGGCGGGTGAGTACATCATTCAGATTGTCGATGATGGAAACGACAAGATTCAAATTCAAGCGCCCGGCGGTGACTGGGACGAGCTGGAAAATGATACTAATTGGACCAATAACGCGACGCCTTACCTTCTGTGTGAGCTGTCCCTAAATGGCGGGGGAAGCCCTGCGATTTCGAGTGTGGTGGCTGCGCCTGACTTGTCAGTGACCTGCGAGCTTCGCTTTGTGCGTAATTCGAGCGGCAACCTTGAGGTGCGCTGGCAGAATTACACGCCGGGCCGTGACTTTGATACTGACTTTGATGCGGGTGACACTATCACGGTTGTATCAGACACATACACGAACACGCTGGATGGATCGACCGAAACGGTCAATTTTTCATTCGATATGGTGATTGGGTCGATTGTCGGCGGCTCTAGCACATTCTATGTGAACCGTTCGTCAATGTCTGAAGAGTTGGCGGCAGAGGCCGACAAACTAGACGATGGCTGGACCAGTGATGCAACAGTTGGTTATCAGGCCGTGTTGATTAGCTCAGGCGCGGGCTCAACGGACTGGCAGACGCCTGACTTCAGCCTTGCAGATGACATTTCAACGCGCTGGGTTTTCCCGCCTGACACGGATTATGCGCTGGTTTCGTTCGAGTCTGACGATGATAGCTCTG